CAGGTAGGCGCCGGCCGGCTTCCATGTGCCGACGCTCGCGTCCTCGAGGATCTGGGCGACGCCCGCCATCAGGTCGCCGGAGAAGCTCACAGCGCCTTCCTCAGTTCCTCGCCGATGGCGCGGCCCACGTCGTCGCGGCGGTCGTTCAGCGCCGACTCGAGGAACTTCGCGCGCTTGCCCCGCCTGGGGGTGACCGTGAGGTTCTCGTGCGCGCCGACCGCTTTCGAGTCGGTGTAGTAGACGGTGCCGGAGTTGCCGTCCTGCGACTGGTTCTGCGAGTTCTTCAGCTCGCCGGTGTCCACCAGCACGCGGTCCTGCGACGTCTCCGCGATCATGTCGAGGCCCCTGGAGACACCCCGGGCGATCGCGGCGTCGGCGGCCTCGACCGCGAGCTCCCCGTGCCACTCGACGACGACGCGGGCCATCAGCCCAGCACCCCCGACACGTAGACGACGGCGCCCGTGCCCGGCTGCCGGTGCTCCTCCACCTGCTCCACGGTGGCGACCACGGCGCCGGAGGTAACCCGGGACTCCGGGGTCAGCAGGGTCGTGGGGTCGACAGTGCCGGAACCGTCAGCCAGCCTGGCCGGGTTCGGCAGCAGCACGCGCATCTGCGACACCACCTCATCACCGGAAGCGCTGCCCTTGACCCGCAGCCCGCCGGCGGCGTTCCTGCCCGCGGTCACGTGACCCAGGACGGTCACCGCCGCGGCGAACTCGTCCCCGTAGGCGCCCGACCCGGCATAGGTCTCGACGGCGACCGGCTCGACGAACCACCGGGCCGGGATGATCACGGCAGCTCGTACAGCGGGTACTCGTAGTTGGTCAGGTCGGCGCCGCACGAGCAGTAGGCGGCGCCGAAGTTGATCGAGCAGATCTCGGCGTGGTTCGCGCACGTCCCCACGGTGTCGATCTGGAACGCGCCAGTGTCCTCGCCCTTGCAGAGATCCTGCAGCTGCTGGATCTCCGAGGGCCAGAACATGCCCCGGCGCTGCTGCCGATTGTCCTGCGTGTACGAGTAGTCGGCCAGCGTCTCCGACTGCATCGCACCCGACCCGGCCTCGTGCCAGCGCAGGATGGCGCCGCGCAGGATCGCGCGGGCCGCGGCGCCGTGCTCGAACGCGTCGTCGGTGATGCAGGGGGCGACCCGCGCCGCCAACGCCATGGCGTCCTCGATCATCGCCAACGCCTTCGCCTCGGCGATGTCGGCGAACGGCGCCAGGTCAGCGGGCACCAGGGCGACGGCGGGCACGGGTCACCCCCTCACTCACTCGGCGGGGTTGGACGCGGCGTCGTCCGCCTCGAGCGTCGCGACCAGGTCGGCCTTCCGGCCCTCCGTGGAGAGCAGGTCGGCCTCCTCGCGGCCCTCGTTGCGGGAATCGATCTCGCCCTTGAGGTCGGCGACCTTCATCCCCTGGTAGCCGGCCGCCTCCGTCGAGGACGAGCCCTCGTCGTCGAGGGACTCCCACTCGGCGTCCAGCACCTTGTCGTCCCGGACGCTGACGAGCGCGCCCGAGTTCACATTCCGGTACCGCATCAGTCCGTCTCCGATCAGACGAGGTCGTGGATCTTGGCGAAGGCGTCGAGGGCGGCGATGCCCCAGCCGTAGACGACCTCCGCGCGGAACGCGACCTGGTTGTTCCGCTTCAGGTCGCCGCCGCCGTCCGGATCGCCGTACTTGATGACCTCGAGGCCGATCGACCGCTGCACGCCCCAGCGGATCGCCGAGAAGTCGCCGACGAACCCGAGCACCTTGGTGTCGACGGCGAGGACACCCGTGCCGCGCACCGTGTTCGACACCGACGCGCGGTGGCCGTCGAGCTCCGAGGTCTCCAGGCCGAGCCGGAAGTTGGGGTACAGCTTCTGCTCGGAGGTCGTCCCACGCAGTGCCGAGAACTTCGACGCGTAGGTCGGGTCCAGCGCGATGTCGCGCGGCACGTACCCGTCGGCCAGCACCAGGGCGTCCGCCGCGTCGAGGCTCACGTACGGCTTGTCGGCCGCAGCGTACTCGACCAGGTTCGTCGTGTCCGTCAGGCCACCGTTCATGGCCGCGACGATGGCGCCGCCGGTCGGGTTGATCTCGTGGAACACCCCGAAGTCGAGCGCCCGGGACAGCGCCGGCTGGATCAGGTCGAGGATCTCGTTGACGACCTCGAGCTGCCGGTCCTCGTCGGCCCACAGGACTTCCTCGTTCATGCGGAGGGTCTTGTGGAACTTGTACGGCTTGACCGGCTTGCTGGTGGGCGTGATCGTCGAGGCGCCCTTCTGGCCGCCCTCAGCGACGTACTCGGCCTCGCCGATGTCGAACGTCCACGACTCGCCCTCGCCGAAGGTCATCGGGGTCTGCGCGGACAGGCTCGCGACGCACGAGCCGCCCTTGATCTTCCCCAGCCAGGGGGCGATCTTCTGCTTGGGGATCGAGAGTGATCCGGTGGCCAGTGTGGCCATGATGTGCCCTTTCTAGGACGTCAGTCGGCGTGGCCGAAGAGGTTGCGCACGAACTCGCGCTCGTCGCCCTGTCCGCCGGAGTTGGAGTTGGTGGCGCCCTCGCGGGGCACGTGGTTGCCTTGCTTCTTGGTCTCGCCGACCAGGGCCGTGACCTGCCGGAGCAGCAGGGCGGGGTCGGTGGCGGTGAGGAACAGCTCGGCCTTGTCGTCCGGGATCTTGTGCAGCGCGATGAGGTGGCCGCGCAGCGCGTCGGCGACCAGAGCCGGGACCTTCGCGGCCTTCTCCTCGGCCGCGGTGGCCCGGTTGTTGGCCTTCTCGATCTCGGACTGGTTCGCCTGCTCCATCTCGTCCAGTCGAGCCGCCTTGGCCTTCAGGTCGTCGTAGTCGGCGGGCTTGGCCCGCTTCACGCGATCGCCGATGACCTTGTTCAGCTCTTCCTGGGACGAGATGGGCTTGAACTCGTCGCCAGCGGCGGGCGTGGATCCGCTGGTGTTGTTTCCGCCCGGGTTCGACTCGTTCACGACGGGGTCGGGCACGGTGTTCCTCCATCAGCCGCGCATTGACCGCTGCGCGTGGGCGTGACCCCGCCTCGAGGGGGCGGGGGAGTCAGGTGGTGCGCAGGAACTCGCGCACGCGGGCGTTGTTCGCGTCACGGGAGCTCTGGGAGCGGAACCGTTGGCTCGGCACGTACGGCAGGACCTTCACGGCCTCGCCGAACTCGGGGACGGCGATGCAGTCGCAGTCGTCGTGAGAGGAGAACCGGGCCGTCCTGGCGCTGTAGACGGCGCCGCGGCCGGCGATCCTGACGCAGAACTTGCAGGACCCGCCGGTGGTCTGCCGCCGCCATCCCTTCCCGGCCGGGTCGGCAGCCAGGGAGCCGATGATCGTGTCCCGGTGGGCGTCGGCGACGATCCGCTGGAACCCGCCGGCCACCCGCGACCGAGCCAGCTCCGGATCCGGCTCAACCGTCTCCGTGACGGTGTTGCCGTCGTCGTCCTCGAACGTGCGCTCAGACGGCCACAGCGGCTGCGTGCCCCAGCCGACGAGCGAGTCGAACCGGCCCTGGTCGGGGAGCTCAGCCGGGATGGCCCGGAACCGGCCCGGCGCGAGCGCGTCCGCCCGGAAGTCGTCGTACCAGTCGGCGCCCAACGTCGCCGCCGCCGACCCGTACAGGGCCACCAGATCGGGCAACGTGGCCGCCAGGGCGTCCCGCACGGCCTCCGCGGGGCCGGTCACCCACGAGGCAGCCAGGTCGGCGAGGGCCAGGGACAGCAGCAGCTCGAGGTCGGCGCGGGGGGCCTCAACCGGCGGCGCGGTCACCCGTCACCTGCTGCGCCGCCCGCTCGGCGATCGCCCGGAGCGCCGCAGAGCCACCGGCCCGGCGCTTGTCGGCCATCGCCCGCGTGATCTGCTGCTCGTCCAGGCCCAGCAGCTCCAGCCCCACCTCGGTCTCGGCCAGCCACGGCACCGCCGCCAGCTGCTTCGCCCCGGCGTCGGCCTGCGCCGCGCGGGACAGGAACCGCGGCGACCGCCACTTCCCGTCGATCGACGCCCACTGCTCGGGCACCGCGTCCAGGTCGTTCGCGATCGCCAGCGCCCGCCGCACCGTCCGCCGCAGCGGCGGCATCCAGTCATCGGTCGCGCCCTCGGCCACGGCGATCAGCTCGTTCTGCGACGCGTCGTAGGCGTCCGCCGACGTCGGGTTCGCGATGTCGGTGATCGCCACCGACGTGTCCGGCAGCGACGCCTCCCGGGCGAACATCTTCGCCAGCGCGTTCAACTGCGCCAGGTGCGGCGCAGGGGACGCGGCGTCGAACTTCTTGACGTCCGCGCGCGGGGTCTCAGCGTCCTCGTCGTCCGGGACGCCCTTGATCCGGCCCAGCATCACCTGCCACGACGCCTTCTGCGTCCCGTCCTGATTCTTGAAGATCGACTCGTCCGCGCCGAGCAGCCAGAACTCCGGGAACGAGTAGACGTCCATGTGGCCCTCCATGCGGATCACCGCACGCAGCGCCTGGTCGTGGAGGCTCATGATCGGCCGCGAGATCCGGGACGCGCCGAACGGCCGGCGGGGCTGCGGCTTGTAGGCCATCACCTCGCACGGCACCCCCCACGGGTGCTCGGTGCGCTCCACCTGCCAGCCCGACAGCGGGTCCTTCTCGGCGGTGATCGTCTCCCCGTCCAGGTACAGGGCCAGGCCCGTCACCTGACCGCGGTCACCCCGGCCCGTCACCGACAGCAAGTTGTCCAGCCGGCGACGGCGCGGGTTCCACTCGCCGGTCGCGTTCAGCGCGTCCTTGACGTGGATCAGCGACAGCGGCTCCCCGATGCGCTCGTCGCCGCGCGTGTTGATCAGGAACGCTGGGCCGTGCTGCAGGGACGCGATCAGCGCGGCGCTGATCTCCGTGTACAGGCTGTTTGCCTCCGCGAGCTCGGCCATGCCCAGTGAGGGCAGGTCGCCGTCGGGCCACACGAACCGGTCCAGGTTGCAGCGTCGGGCCAGGCCGTCCACGGCCTTCGCCGACCAGCCCAGCACCAGACCGAGCCGGTAGTACTGCGGCGGGATGACCGTCCCGACCTGACGGATCGCCCGCTTCCCGTCGTAGTACGACGCGCGCAGGAAGTTCCGCGGCTGCCGGTCGTGGAGTTCCTCGAGCAGCCCGTTGAGGGTGCGGTCCTCATCGTCGGAGACGGCGGGCAGGGTGAGACGCTCGAACGTCACGTGAGAACCACCGCCCTCCGGTTGCCGACTGTCCGACCGCGGCCCTTCCGGGCCTTGCCGGCGTTCAGGATCAGGCGACGGCCCAGCCGGGCGCCGACCATGCCCACCGCCAGGTCGACCAGGTCAGACGAGTCACGGGACGCCTTGCCCAGCGAGTAGCCCCACGGGTTCGGCCGGCGCTTCGCGTTGTGCACGTGCATCCGCAGCGCCGGATGACCGTCGTGGATGAACGGGCGCTCCTCCTCGTCGACGGCCCGCGCGGTCGCCATCGCCTCCTCCGTGAACGCCTGGTTCCGGCGCACCCCGCCCGGCTGCGACAGGCGCATGTCGAACCGGACCGCGTTGCCCTGCTGGCCGGGGGTCGCCCACAAGGCCACCTTGCTGCGGAAGTCCCGGTGCCAGATGTCCACGAGCTCACCCCAGTACAGGGCCTCGTCCTCGTCGTCCCGCGCCGGCGACGGGTCCACCCCGAACCAGGACACCCGGTACCGGTCGAACACCCTCCGCACCTCGGCGTCGACCTCATGCCGGGGCGCCAGCCACGTCTTCCCGCGGTCACCGTGCGGCCGCTGCCACACCTTGACCGTGAACACGTAGCCGTCGGAGATCCGGCAACCGACCAGCGCCGTGGAGTCCTCGGACTTCGAGCAGTCCAGGAACAGCGCCACCTGATCGCCGTCCGCCAGGAACACGGAGCCGTCGACGAGCAGGTCGAACCGGCGCGGATCCACCCACGCGTCCTCGGCCGCGGCCAGGCCGTTGAAGTAGTAGCGGATCGAATCACCCGGGGTCGTCCGCGGATCCATGACCTCGTCGTCCAGGCGCTCCAGGTCCGCCCACGGCGCGTCCATGTACGCCGCCCGCAGCCCGGCCGCCCGGGACTCGGCGACCTCCAGCTGCACCGACGGTGGC